TCAGATATTAGAGACAAAACATGTGTTGATATAGTATCTCACGGTTTAGATTTCGTTGAAGAATTAAATCCTATTTCATATAAATTCAAAACAAGTAGGGAGTGTTCAGAACCAATGGGTAGGTGTTTATATGGGTTCAGTGCTCAAGATGTTTTAGCTTTAGAAGGGGATAATCCAGTTATTGTTGAGAATAGTGATGAGAATCATCTAAAATTTAGTGAAACGTATATAGTACCAATACTAGTTAATGCAATAAAAGAATTAAGCGAGAAAAACAATATATTAGAAGCTAGATTAACAGCTTTAGAAAATAAATAAAAAATAAAAATATGTTAGAATCAACAGCAATAAACGAACAATTACAAGCTCAAGATCCATATATGATTGTGGATGAGGCAGATAGTATTATTTATATTGGTACTTCAATTAATGGTAGGGATGAAGCAGCTACAACTTGGAGAATTAAAAAAATACTTACTACTGGGAATATAATACAAGTATCATTATTTCCTGAAGGTAGTCAAGCATTTGAATATGCTTGGTCATTAAGAGGTACTTATATTTATGTATAATAATAACTAAATTTTTAATTAAAATATAATGTCAACATTTACAATCGATTTATTAACGGGAAAACCATTACTATTAAATGTGAATTTATCTTCAGGTAGCACTACTGGCAGTACTGGTAGTGTTTGGGGAAGTATTTTAGGTACATTAAGTGGGCAAACAGATTTACAGGATGCTTTAGATAGTAAACTTAATATAAGTGAATTTAACATTTATTCAGGTTTAACCAATACCAGAATTACTAATAATGATCTAGATATATCTTATCTTTCTGGTCAGACCGATACAAAAGCTAGTATTTTAAATTTAAACTCTCACACAGGAAATACCGACATTCACTTTGAAATGAGTGAGATAACAGGGTTTACTTCAAGTGATAGTTTCAATAATTATTCAGGTTTAACCAATACTAGAATTACTAATAATGAAAATGATATTATATATTTATCGGGAAATAGTAGTAATTATTTACCTTTAAGTGGGGGTATATTAACTGATGGTTTATCTGGTACTAGCATAAATATTAGTGGGGAGTATCAAATAAGTGGTAATACGATATTAAAACTAGGAAAAAATACTGCAACAGCAGTTTATATAGGTTTAAGTGCTGGTGTTGACGATAGTGGTACTGGTAATATTGGTATTGGTGAATGTAGTATGTGTGGAAGTCGAAATTATTCAACAGATAATGTTGCTATAGGTGCATGCACATTAATGAATGTAAGTACTGATGAACATGTTGCAATAGGTAAAAGAGCAATGAATTGTATTGGTACTGGTTTAAGTAATATTGCTGTAGGTCCTAACACATTATTTTGTAATACTAATGGTGATTATAATGTCGCTATTGGTTCGAGATCGCAATATTTAAGTCATTTTGCAAATAGAAATATTGGTGTTGGTATGTGTTCTCTTTATCGTACCGCTGATGTTGATGCTAATTCAAATATTGCTATTGGGGTTTGTTCATTAGTAGTAAATACTGCGGGTAGTGGTAATACATCTATTGGCGAGTGTTCATTATCAACAAACACTACTGGACATGGTAATCTTGCTCTAGGTCTTAATGCTGCAATATTTGCTGGTTCTGGGGTTGTTGGTTTAACTAACGCCACTTATTCAACGTTTCTTGGTAATTCTTCAAGAGCTAGTGCAGATGGTAATACTAATGAAATTGTTATTGGTTATAATACGATAGGTAACGGTAGCAATACTATTACAGTTGGTAATGATAATATAGTTAGTACTTGTTTAAAGGGTACTGTTTATTCAGATACGACAATTGTTAATATTGTAGGAGCAACTACGTTAGATGCAACACATAGAAATAAGATAGTAGAAGCAAACGGTACGTTTACAATAACATTACCTGATGGCATGCCAACTGGAATGAGAGTGGATATAATTAATATGGGTAGCGGTGTAATAACATTTGCAGCTTCAACTACATTACTTTCTAAAGCTAGTGCTGTTACACTAGCTGATCAATATGGTGGTGGTAGTGTTTATCATAAGGGTTCAAATATTTGGGTATTAGTGGGAGATTTAACATAATAGACTATGAATATATTTTGGGCAAGTTCGCAATCGTCAGGTAGTGGTATTACTGGAGACACTACAACTACTACTACGGCAGCACAGGTGACAACTACTAGTACATCAACTACTAGTACGTCAACTACTACGGCAGCACCTGTGACATCTCAAGTACATAAGCTGTCTTTAGGTGAGGTGAATAGTACGTTTGAAGGTGTGGCTTCGACTTGGCAGAATGTTGGTATTGATTATGATACCACACCATTAGTTTTATTAGATGAAGACGGTGTTGATCAAGGTTTAACGTTGAAAATACCTGAATCTACTATTAGTATTAATGTTAGTAAAAAAACTTTACATACATCAATTACTAGTGGCGATGCTAATTTCCCAGATGCTGTATTAATAAAGGGTTATAATAGCTACGGTAAGTTTGTTACTGATAATGAAAATGGTACTATTAGAATATCTGGTCTTACTTCAGGTGTGGAATATACGTTTGAAATTTTCTCATCTGTAGATGTTGCAGTTACTGGTTGGGCAGTAAGTGATTCTGACTATACTGGGTTTATTTTAAGTGGGGGTACTGCAAACGATACCGATAATTTAAACCCAATAGATAATACTGGAACTACGATAACACTTACGAATACACCAAATGAGTTAGGCTTTATTGATTTATGTTTTAGAGGTAATGAGGATTGGGATCATCCGGTTATGAATGCAGTAATTATAACTAAAGGAAGTGCATAACTGGAACGACATTATATGGTATTGATCTTGATAATACAACCTATATTGAAAACATTGATTTACCTACCGTTGATAATTATTATTCTATGGCTATTAGTTTGGATGGTACTTCTTTATTTGCTTTCGGTGAGGATGCAGTATTGAGAGAATTTACTATGTCAACCGCTTTTGATTTATCTACGGCTACCCAAGGTAGTACTTGGTCAGGTTATGATAATCATTATCCTAAAGGATTAGATTTTAACTATGACGGAACTAAAATGTATGTATTGGCAACACAGGAAGATGTAATAGAAGAATATACATTATCAACTGCTTGGGATATAACATCAACAATAACATTAGAAGATTCATTCGATGTGATATCTTTCGAAAGTAGTGGTGATGGGTTAGCAATAGATAAGGTCGGGGGGTTGAATTTATATGTTGCAGGTAGTGCTAATGGTAAAGTTAAAAGATTTACTATGTCAACGGCTTTAGATTTAACTAGTCTTGCTTATTCTACTGGTGATGATATTACAGTTTCATATACAAAAACTGAAGATTTATGTATTTCGACAGATGGTAAGAATATGATAGTCTTTACTTCGGTTGATGATTATTTAACACAGTATGATTTAACAACGGCTTGGGATAGTTCAACAGCTTCATATTCTAAACAATATGATATGTCATCAGAAAGTTCAGGGTTTGCTGCAATGTGTTTCTCAAATGATGGGACTATGATGTACGCTATCGATAACGGCACTGATAAAATATATTCATATTCGTTAGCATAATATTAGAAAAACATAAATGGTCGTATTTATAAGAAAAATATTATGTTGCAAGATTTAATGAAAATAATATTTGGAGATTTTACTATTGTTGAACTAGTTGGTTATGTTTGGTTTTTCATTATAGGTTATGTAATATATGGTTTAAATGAAACCACTAAAAGAGATACCAAAAGTAAAAATACCCCAAAGAAATGGAATTGGAAATTCTGGTTTTATGATAATTGGAAAAGATATATAACAACTCTTTTATGTACATATATTTTATTTAGGTTTTATACTGAAATATCAGGTCATGATTTTAGTTATTTTGATGCAGTAACGTTTGGATTAATCGGTGACGGGATTTCAGTTTCGATAGTAGGTAGAGTTAAAGGTTTAGGTTCAGATAGAGAAGAATTAATGACAAAATATAATAAAGAAGAAAATATTATTTAATATGAATTATTCAACATTCAATACAAAGAGTTTTATTATAGGTAAAAATAGCACTTACCCACTATTAAAATACCCTTTAATCCAACAGATTAGAGAGAAATATGACATACCAGATGATATGTTAGAGAATGTAGCTGTAACATTTTCAATGACTAATGCAGAAACAGGTGTTTATAGAATAGCCAATAGTGCTGGACATTTTATAATTAATGATGCTGAAGAATTTCCTGACGATGAAAAATATACATTAGCTTTTAAATTTACAACTAATCAGACAAAAAGCTGGTAGATATTTAGGTGAATTTAAGCTTGATTTTATTGAAGATGGTGTTAGTTGTGGTAAGATAACATTACCTGCAAGTAAAATTGAGATATTAATTGCCGATAGTATTACAAAAACTACTGTTCAGTAAAATTATTTTTGTATATTTGTCACTAATATGACATTTAGTGAGATACCTGTATTTGTGGTTCATTGTGAAAGATTGCCTAGAAAGGAAGCATATTTTCTTAGGTTTAACTATAATGAACAATTAGTAAAAAATATTAAAGAATTACCTAGAGAGACTAGAAAATGGTCTGCACTTAACTTTGCATGGGAAGTAAAAACCTATTCACTATTCCTTTTAATTAAAAACTATAAGAAGTCTAAGAAGATTCATTTTGATTTTGGAAACGATGACAGTAAGAACGTTTTCATAGCTAAAATCAATAAATTTAAATTAGAAGAGAAAGAAAAACGTGAATTCGTTAAAGAATTAGAGGTTAAAAAAGAAGAATGGGTAAGATATAAGTTAGAATTAGAAGAAAACTTTTTAGAATATTCAGATAAATTACATTCATTCTTAAATGAAGAGGTAGAACTGTATCCACATCAAATAGTAGCGGCTATGTTTATGAATGCTACTAGGAATACTCTTATTGCACACGAGATGGGTTGTGGTAAAACACTCTCAAGTATCGTATATGTTGAAATGTCTGGATTCGAGAAGGTAGTAGTAGTCACACCAAATTCCTTGAAATTTAATTATTACTATGAAGTTAAAAAGTTCACAAAAAGTGAAGCGCACATTGTGAACTGGAGAAAGAACGATTGTAGTATTGATAATGCTAAATATATTATCATAAATTATGAATTCTTTAATCCTAGTGACCATAAATATTTCAAAAAGAAATGGGATAAACTAGGAATAGGATTAATTGAATGTGTGGTATCGGATGAATGTCAAAGACTTAAAACCTTGAAATCCAACACGGTAAAGAATTTTAAGAAAACATTTAAGGAAAATGCTTTTAGAGATAAGAAAGAAAGTAAGATTTTCATGTCAGGTACACCAGCACCTAATAGAGCATTTGAATTGTATTCTGTATTAAATCAAATATCTAAATTAGATTTCCCAACAAAGAGTAATTTCTACGAGTATTATTGCGGTATGATATATGATCGTGAAGGTTGGGGTTATGTTAAGGATAATGAAATGACTAGATATGAAGAGTTATTCCATAAGATCGCACCATATACTCATCGTAAGAGAAAGGATGAGGTTTTAAAAGATTTACCAGATAAAGTATATCAGAGAGTTATTTTAGAAATGTCCGATAAGGATATGAGAATTTATAATGATATTGAAGAAGGCGTTGCTAATGAATTCATTAATGAGGAAATTAACAATCCTTTAACAATTATGGTAAGGTTAAGACAATATACTTCATCACTTAAATTTTCATCGGTAATTGAATTAATTGATGGTATAATAGAGAGTGGTGAGAAGGTTGTTATTGTAGATTATTTTAAAGAAACACTATATGAGTTAGAGAAAGAATTAGGTTCTATATCTGCACTACATACTGGTGATCAGAGCGTTGAGGAACGTTCTGAAATCGTTAATAAATTCCAAGACCCTAATAGTGATTTAAAAGTGTTTTTAGGTTCTATACAAACAACTAAGGAGGGTTTGACTTTAACGGCAGCAAGCAAACTATTTATATTATCTTTACCTTATAGCGTTGGAGAGTATGATCAGGTTTCTGATAGGTTACATAGAATTGGACAGGTAAATAAAGTTAATATATATCCTATAATATTTGGGGGTAGTATCGATGATTACGTTTATTCTGCGATTGAAAGTAAAAGAAAAGAAATAAGTAAAGTTATTGATAATATAGATTATGTTTCTGAAACATCAGATTCTGTAATGACAGAGGTAATGAAAAAAATTAGAGAAAAACATGGGAAATAAATATGAATTACTATTGAATCCATTTCAAGACTTTATAATGAATTTAATAACTGAAAATGAGATTGATATTACAACAAAAAATAATAAAGTTGAAATTTCTAATATTTTTACAGCAATTTTAACTAGTTTTGTAGAGGATGAAGATTTCATAAAGGAATTGAATTTTGATATTGTTAAGGATGACGAAGATAATTATCAAATCTTAGCATATAACGAAATCAGTGCTTTATGGTTATCTGGATATTTATTGACTGATCCTAAATTGGCTAATGAAGAATATTACTTATTAGGAAATAGTGATAGGAAAATGTGTTATGATAAAAAAACTGTTAAAATTAGTACCTTATGAAGAATAATGATATTGAAGTATTATCGAAGATTAAAAGCTTCTTAGATGGTCATAATACGTATGAACATGTAGTTAATGTTGAAACATATTATGAGAGTAATGAGGCTGATCTTATTATCCAAGAACCTGATAATGCTATAGTAATAAAGAAACATAAGTTTACTCCTTTCGTATTTGTCAAAGACTTTGAGAAATTAGGGTATAAACTATATGAACAGAATTCCGATCAAATGATCGCTAGTAAGAGGTTGAAATATGGGATTACCATAACAAAACTAGAAACTGGGAATCAGAAACGATTAGAAACTGGTTATGTATATAAATATGAAAGTAAACATTCGTTCAATCATTTATTGCAATATTTTAAGGATGGGGGTTTAGACCCATACACTAAAGCTTTAGATGGTGATGGTGAACCTATTAAGGATGAGAGAGATAGAACTGTATATCCTTATCGTGATTTATTTTATTACCCCAAACTTAATGAACAGTTTTTAATATCTACAGGTATTAGACTTTTTAAGGGTTATGAGGAATATAATGATATACAAAGATTTACGTTTGATATTGAAACAACAGGATTGAGGTATGAGAGGTCGAGAGTCTTTGCTATTGGTGTTAGAGATAATAAGGGTTTCGAAATGGTGTTGGAAGTTGATGAAATTGATGATGATGTGTCAGAGAAACAATTAATTGAAGACTTCTTTAATATTGTTGATTACATACAAGCACCCATTATTTCAGGGTATCACTCTGAAGGTTTTGACTTTGATTTTATTTTAGGTAGAGCTAAAATATTGAAACTAAACCTTAAAGATTTAAAAACTAGTTTAAAAGATGGTTCAAATTTAAAACGTAGAGGTAATGTTTCAGTTAAATACGGTAATACTTCAGAAAAATATACTGCTACTGAGATGTGGGGTTATTCGGTTATCGATATTTTACATGCAGCAAAGAAAACAGCAGCAATCAATACTGAATTAAAAAATGTTAAGTTGAAAGAGGTTGCTAAGTTTGAAAAGATAGCAAAACCTAATAGAATGTATATTGAGGGTGATAAGATCGGTAAGTTTTATGTTGAAAATAAAATGTTCATCATCAATACTACCGATAATACCTATACTCAAATACCTGAAGATCATCAAGAAATTGCTTTAAAACTATTAAAGTTACAAGAAGATAGGGAAGAATTATCTGAGAAAGAATATTCAAAATTAAAAAAAGAAACCTTAATTACTGATAAAGATTTTGTTGTTTGGTATAGAAATGAATTAAAAACTAATGATTATGACAAATTTATTACTGGTCGTGACATACTTAGAAGATATTTATTAGATGACTTGTGGGAAACTGAGGGTGTTGGTAGTTTATATGGTCAATCATCTTTCTTATTAGCAAAGATAGTACCTACGAACTTCCAAAAGGTTTGTATTATGGGTACTGCGTCTATTTGGAACTTACTTATGACAACGTGGAGTTATGAGAACAATATTGCCATACCAATTTCCGATGTTAAGGTTAAGTTTACTGGAGGTTTGTCAAGATGTTATAAAAATGGCTATACTGAAAGGATGATTAAGATTGACTACGCATCTCTATATCCATTCATTCAATTAAGTCATGACGTTTTTCCTATTTTTGACATTACAGGTGTAATTAAAGAAATGCTATTATATCTAACAACAACAAGAAACGTTTATAAAAAAATAGCTAGTGGTGCTGATCTAAAAGAAGGGGAGATGATTCTTTTAGAACAGATTGATCATGAGATATACCATAAATTAATAAATGGTACTATCACAAAAAAAGATAGAGCTAATGCGAAGGTTAAGCAATTACCTATTAAGATTTTAAATAACTCATTGTTTGGTGCACTGGGTTCTGATATATCATTTAATTGGTCAGATAATATTTCTGCTGAAAGAATTACGGTAAGTGGTAGGATTTATTTAAGACAAGCGATAGAATATTTCCCAAGATTTGATTGTACTCCTTTATATTGTGTAACTGATGGTGTAAACTTCCAATACCCTAATAAAACAAAAATTAAAATTGTTGATGATAAGATTTATTATGATCAGGAAGAGGGAAGTATTGACGATATGTGGAAATATGGTGAACTTACTGGTATTTCAGCATTAATTGAGAAATTTAATACAGAAGAATTATTACCAGAATATATGTCAGTTGATGATGATGGTAGATCAATATCATGTTTTAATTTAAAAAGGATTAATTATGCTACCTAT